AAATCGCCATCATAATCTTTATGTGCTTTCTGTAGTGACTCAAAGAATGAACCAAGTTCACCCTCAAATATACTACGAGATATTACTCCCTTATACTCATTATAAAACTTTTTATTGAGCATCATTTTAATTAACTGTTTTTCCATCGTGTTTCCTTTCATATGCCATTATTAAATTTTCTTATTCTATCATTTAAGTAATCGACTATCTCAGATAATCTATTAATTTCTTTTGCTAGCTTTAATCTAACTTCTTCTGCTTGTTTTAAATCTAAACTAGAGCCATGTAATAAACTTTTAAGTCTTTCTATTTCAGCTTTTAGTTTTTTATTTTCTTCTTCAACGCTGTTCATCTTTACATATTTTCCTGCATCAAAGTCTTCTGAGTTAGGATTGTCTGGGTGTGGTCTATCTGTCATTTTGTTCTCCATAAAATATATTTCTTATCTGTTCGCTATTATAATATTTTAAGTCTTCTGTCAAGTGTTTAACCTTAACATTATCAAATCCTTTTCCTCTTAATTCTTTTACAATAGCAAATGATTTAGTTGTAGCGTCTCGGTCAAGTGCTACATAGATAGTTTTAAACTGCATGATATGTGCAAGATGTGTATTAGCTAATGATGTTCCCATGATAGCTATACCTGTCAAGACTCCAGATACTGCACAGGCAGATGGACAATCTTCAACTATAACTGCGTCATCACATTGACCACAAATAAATGGCACACTTTTACTACCATACATAAACCATTTGGGATATACAGATTTATCTAATGCTCTACCTACTGCACCAACATATTCATCTGAATATTTATTCTTAACCATAAACACAACTCTTTCTTGTGCTACATCATATTTAATATCTGCTCTGTTCATAGAGAAAGAATCCCAACAATTATTTTGTTGAAGATACTTCATTGCTTTTTCATTTGAGTATGGAGATTTAAAACTATCTGGCACTAAAAATTTTTTAGGCTCGCCTGAAGTTTCTTGTTTGGAAAATGTTTTATTTACATATCGTATAGTCTTATCGCCTTGATGCCTACCCTTAGCAGAACATGAGGCATGAAAACAATACCAACTAATTTTATCATCAGTTGTATCTATCAATAATGTATTTGTGTTATGGCAGAATGGGCAATCCATTCTTTGTTTAGTTTCTTCTGGTACTTGTAGTCCTTGTATTACTTCTACTTGCTGTGATATATTCAATGCTACTCCTATACTGTAAGTTCTTCATAGGTAATAGAGTATCTATCTGTTCTAAAAAAATCATTAGGCTCTACCTTCATTAAGTTTTCATTAAGATAGAATGCTACTTCATTTTCTATTTCTTCGTAAGTTGGTTCCTGTTTGAATGGAATTACTGCTACTGCCTCTATTCCTAGTCCTGTTAGTCTGATTTTGTATTTTTTCATTGTCTATTCCCTTATCATAATTTATATTACTTGTCAAGTTATCTTTTAATTTTTTATAAAAATTTGGGTGGTGCCAAGCAAATGTCATGTTAATAAATATTTTTATCTAATACTGCTTCGTCAAGTAAATCTATATGAAAGTCTTTACCATTAAAAGTAAATGATATTACTGCACCATACCCATCAAGATAAGAGTTTGAACTTGTGACTCTGCCACCAAGTTCTTTTATCTTATCCTCTAACTTCATAGTTAGTTTAAGTCTGTCTGGATTCTTTATCATTAGTGTTCCTTGTAACTTACTTGTTTAACTTTTCTATCCCAACATGCACGACAACTGCCACACTCATTGTTAGTTGTGTATGCACGACACTCTTTACCTTTATGTCGTTTATCTTTATGTACACCAGATGTCCATTGCCAGAACTTAGGTATTGCACCATCAACTTCTAATGCTGATACACGCAAACATAAATTTTCTGGAACATCTTCTTCTTTGAAATGTTTTACTATTTGATATTCTCTAGTAGCTAACCAATGTTTTATATGTGGTGTCTGTCTGCATATCTCAAATATTTTTTGTAAATGCTCAACAGATTGCAAATCTCCAGAGTCAAACCAACGATGAAAAAACCTTGATTTATCTAGGTTTTTGTACTTAATAGTCAATAATTCTACCATGTAGTCTACCCATTCTGGCATTTCTATAGCATCATATCTTTTTTGGTATGCAACTTTAACCATAGGAAATACATAACAACCTTTATCTGCATAACATTTGTTGCATATAGTTCCTTCAATCTTAGCTAACTTCATACCTGTCTTACAATATTCAGTAGGTATCCCCCAAGCAAATGCAGGCATTTTACTTGGGTTAGATAACTTACCAACTTTATCTTCTATTTGTTTTAACTTACTCATATCACTATTACTCCTAATATAAAACCAAATATAAAACAGACTATTTCAGTTCTGTAATACAATGATAGTTGATTAACTTTTTCTATTAATGCTTTCATAGTATCCTTTCTCAACTAAATACTCATAAAGTTTTTTACAAGTCTTAGGTGCTTTATCGTCTAGTTTAAAATTACCAATGACTGCCTTAGCAAAGGAAGTATATCCTGTCACTCTAGGATTAGTCATAAGCATTCCATGTTGTGCTTGCATTTTTAATGCTCTTAATAACATATTCTGCTGAAGTGTATAACCATCTTCAAACACAAATGTTCTTAAGTCGTTTTGGCTATCGCCTTTTATTACTGTCATGTTTTCTCCTTGTGTTTATCTATGTATATTACAACATAAATTCTGGTGTGTCAACTAATGTGTACTTGGCAAATCTTTTTTTCTCGCCAACATAATAATTACGATAGGCTTGTATGTAATTATCTTCTTTGTATTCTTCTGGCATACACAATGGGGGTATAAGAAATGATTTGTATTTGAATTTATCTTTTACTTTGTCTGTAAGTTTTAAAAGATTGTTTAGTATTCTGCCTGTACTGTGTACTTTGTTGTTGTATCTGTGCCGATATTGATTAAGCAAATGACCTAACAAATCTAATGACCATAAATAATTACCTAAAGATTCTCCAACCCATATAGTCATGGGGTGTTTAGGATATGCAGGTTTATATAAACTATCATCAATACCACAATGGCGTTGATATGCAGTTGATAACATCTGACCTGTTTCAAGTATCATCTTGACTACATGCTTGTCGCAATGATACCTAGCACAAATCTCAGTATCTTTGTGTAAATGAAATATGTTCACAGTTTTAATTCTAATCTAAGTATTGCCCATTTAATATCTTTAATGTTTATCTTACCAGAATTATATCTTTCAGTCAATGCGTTATATAATCTTCTGATGTGGTCGCCTGTTGTACCTGCACAGTCGCACCAGAAATCACATTGACCAGAATTAAACCAATCTCTAGCTACTTTCATATTCATTTCTTTATTAGAACTTCTTAGAAAAGAATCATTCAAACCAAATGCATCTTCAAAATTAGTTTGAATAACTGCAATAGCTAGTTTTTCTTCTGGTGTTTTATCTTTTACTTTTAAGTTTCCCTTTATCCATTCCATAATAAATTCCTTGTTTGATTAGCATACAATCAGCACAGTAGTATTACTTGTTTTCTACTATTACTGCTGTCCTTTTACACTTATAGCATACTTTTACTTCTGCGTCAACTTTACACATATTTTTTCCTTTCTGTTGCTTGATTTTTCTGTTCAAATATGTTATACTCCCTTGTCCATTGGGGGAGGCTAGTATATATACTATACATATATACCCCTTAGGTTATAGTCGGGAGTACAAGTCATTTAACTCTCACTTCTAAATACTGACCAGTAATCTTTACTCTATTATTTTTATCACTATCACTATATTCCTCTTTGAATATTACATCAACACTTTCAGTAATTAATGCCCCATTTCTATCTACTATTTTTATTTTAATATTTTGATTATTTCTATTATCATTACCATGTATCTTTCTAAGTTCCCATATTAATTCATGTATTTTCATAATTTCTCCTTATTGTTATGGCAAAAAAAAAGGCTAGGGGATTTCTCCCCTAACCATATTAGATTATTACGCAACTGAAGACTGTTGGGCATTGTATAATATTCTTGCCTTAATCTTCTCCTCACGACTAGGTGCTTTCTTACCTATGTTCATGATTGAATCAACTGCATCATCAATAGATATAACTAAGTCCATACCTATTTTATCTGCTAGTATTTCTGGTGCTATAACCCAACCAAATTGTTTAGCAAAGTCTTCTACCTGAGAAAACTTAGTCA